TTTCTGCTCAGTTTGGTGCTGCTTATTTTAGCGCATTAGATATTACAGGTGCTGAAGGTGAGTTTATTACTTTCTCAGGTACTATGTTAGGAGATGGTGATATAACTGAAACTGATCCTTATCCGGGTTACTAAATGGAAGGTCATTTAACGTATAAAATCGGTGAGGTTGATAGGCAGTTTTTCTTTGGTAATTATGCTTTAGAGCAGACATTAACTCATTTTGATTCATCAGTCTCTGATTTGTCTGATTTGCTAGGAAAGCAGTTACTGCCATTTCTGCGAGTGTTTATTTACCATGCTGCAAGTTATCCGATACTAAAGAAAGGTGAGATAGTTGATTTTACCGAGTTTGATGTACATGAATGGATTGATACTGCGGGAGGTTCTGGAGGTGAATTTATTTTAGTAGTATCAAAGGAAGTATTTAGAGTATTAGGATTAAATACAGAGCAGGTAGAACAAAAAAAAAGCAAGGCGGAAAGTTAAATTGGAATAAAGATGTGCTAACATTTGCTTTTGGTGAACTAGGATTAATGCCTGATGATTTTTACGCCTTGACATGGAATCAATATATTCTTAAATGTCAAGGCTTTTTTAATAGAGAAAAAAAGGAATGGGAGCGGATAGGATGGGCAACATGGAACGGAATGAGAGTCCATGTAAATAAAGGGATGCCAACCTATAAAAAGTTTATGTCATTTATTTATGAAGATGAGCAGATTAAAGACATGGACAGAATAAAAGAACAAATGAATAAGGCGATGCTTAAATATTTGGAAAATGCAAGGAATTGAGATACCTATTGGTGCTGATTTAAGTCAATTAAAAGCTGCGCAAAAGGAAATAAAAGACAGATTAAAACAATTAGCCGACGATGCAGGTAAAGCTGGTGCCGGGTTAGGAGATAAATTAGTAAAAGGGTCAAACTCTGCTGCCTTTGCCTTAACTAACTTAGGCAGGGTTGCTCAGGATGCTCCATTTGGATTTATAGGTATTCAGAACAACTTAAATCCTTTGCTTGAATCATTCCAACAATTAAAGAAAGAAACAGGCAGTACAGGATCAGCATTAAAAGCATTAGGTCAGTCTTTAATTGGTCCTGCGGGATTAGGTATTGCTTTATCAGTTGTTTCAGCAGGTATTTTGTTTTATCAGCAATATCAGCAAAGAGCAAACAAAGAGGTTGTAACGGCTAAAAAAGTTACTGACGAGTATATAAACTCTTTAAATCAAGTTGATCAGGCTAGGTTAAAAGGTGGTCAGAATGCAGCAGCTGAATTAACTACTTTAAAATTATTATACGATCAGTATCAAAATGCAGCTTTGCCTTTAGAAAAAAGAAAAGAGGCATATAAGGAAATTCAAAAGTTATATCCTGCATATTTTGGAAATTTAAAATTTGAAACATCAGCAACTGATAAAACAAAAACTGCTTATAACGGATTAACTCAATCAATATTAGCAACTGCTAGAGCCAGAGCAGCGGCGGATTTAATTACTAAAAATTCAACCAGACAGTTAGAGAATGAGCAAAAGGTAATTGATTTAACTAAACAGATTCAGGATGAACGGACAAAGCAATTAAAATTACAGGCTCAAGTTGAAAGCCAGAATCTATTAGCAAAGCAAGAACTTAATTTATTAACATCTAAGCAAAGAGATATATTAAACCAGTATTTAAAAGCAGGTTTTCAAGAGAATGAATTAACAAAGGTTAAGAATAATTTATTAACTGATACCAATGTACTTACTGAGCAAAATATACAGTTACAAAAGGCTGCGACTGCTGAAGTATTAAAAGGTGGTAAAATTAGCGGAAGTGTAGCAGGGGAAAAGTTAAAAGAGACAGAAAACGAAAAAAGAAGATTCTTTGCTTTAATCAATGATTTTAAAGGTATTGCAGAAACTGGTAAAAAAGAAATTGCAAAAACTTTAAGCGGAGGTAAGCCTTTAATTGATATAAATACTTTATTAAGTACAAAAGGTTTTATACCTGATAATATAGGTAAGCAACTTTATACTCCATTCCAAATATTACAGGATAATATTAAGTTTGATTTATTGCCACAGTTAGGATCATCATTTAAAACATTTTTTGATGATATATTAATGAATGGTAATTTTTCTTTTTCAGCATTAGGTCAAGCAATTAAAAATACTTTTTTATCTGTATTAGCAAGTGAGGCTACGCAAGGAGTTTTAAATCTATTAGGATCTAAAGGTGGTAAGACTGAAAAGGGTGGAGGATTATTAGCAGGTGTTTTTGGATTATTAAAAGGTACTAAAAAAGCAGCACCATTAGCAGATATTGCTAAATCAACTGGAGGCATATTAGGTTCAGCCGCAACTCTTACTGCACCAGTAGCAGCAACAGGCGGAGCATTGTTACCTATCTTAGCAGGAGTTACTGCAATAGCAGGAATAGCATCATTATTTAAAAAGAAACAACAAGCACCTATTCCACAAGCATCATCAACTATCAGCACAAGTGCAGCAGGATCATCTCAGGATTTTGGAGGTGGTCGAGTTGTATTTGAGATTTCAGGAACTAACTTAATTGGTGTATTAAATAGAGCAGGTGCTAAACTTCAAAGATTCGGACCATAATGTATAACCTTAAATACTTTTTTACTTTTTACGCAGATAGAGATACTAGGATTGAGAATGGTACTCCAGATGATTATACTTGTGATATATCGCAGTTAGATTATGATGGTGAAGTAATAGAAATTCAGGCTCAACAAAATCCTATTCAGATTAACTATCAAAATACTTCAAGCAATAAGCTAGAGGCTATCATAGGTTCAGAGTGTACCTTAAACCTAATAGCGACTGAGGATTTTGAATTAGAGGATTTATATACTGAGAATGAACGTGAGTTTTTAGTAGAGATATTTAGAAATGGAGGTTTGATTTGGTCAGGTTTTATCATTCCAGATGGATGTCAGGAAGCGTTCACCTTTGCACCTTATCCAATTTCTGTAAATGCCGTTGATGGTTTAGGGTTGCTTAAAAATCTTTCCTATGTCCAGAATGATGGTAATTTCTATTTAGGTAAACAAAGTTTTATTGAGGTTATAAATGCCTGTTTAATTCGATTAGATGCTCCTAGTTTAGTCTTAAATACTTGCGTTAATATTTATGAAACTAGCATGACTCAGGGCAACTCATACGATCCTCTGGCATTGTCTTTTGTAAATAGTGAGAGGTACATAAAAGATGACCAATTTACTCCAATGAATTGCGAGGATGTACTAAGGTCAATACTAGAGGAATGGACTGCGGTGATGATACAAAGCGGTGGCGAATGGTATATTTATAGACCAACTGAATTGGCTTTGAGTGGTGATTTAGCGTTTAGGAAATATTTAGATGGGCAAAGAATATATGATCAGCCAACTGTTACGATTGACTTAGATGCTACTTTAGGAGGTGAGAGTGAGGGCGTTATTTTATCGCCTTATTTCCATATCAATACCGACCAAATGAAGATGATAGATAGACCATATAAAAATGCGTCTATGGCTTATCTGTATGGTAAACTTGAGAATACAGATGAGAAATTAGCAAATCCAAATTTAACAGGTGCAGGGCAAAGTTGCGGAGGCGATCCGATTGGTCCTTGTGATAGCGTAACTATTCCCGGATACACTAAAACAGGTACAATGTATGCAGGTTTATATCCAACTGGTGGCGTAATATTTTACACTACAGGAGGCACTTACCCTGTATTGACTGACTATTATCAAAACAATAACTTAATTCCTGTAACATTAAACATAACTGTACAAGAGAGATTAAAGTTTATCATTGAATATGAGAATCCTGATCCTTTATATGGAACGGATATGAATTTTGTGATTAGTTTATATGATGGATTAAGTACTCATTATTTACAGGCAGATGGAAGCTGGGCAATAACTCCAGTTGAGCCGGGAATAAATTATTATCAGCTTAGAAGTCAAATAGGTGCAGGAGGTACGGAAACAATTATATCTAATGCCGTTCCAATTAGCGGAAATGTTACCTTTAGAATATTAGCGCCTTCAGGTACTGTAAATGATATAGTTTATACTCGGATTTCTGCTTACGTATTTTTAGACTTTGGGGATGAGATAGGTGAGATACATACGGCAACACAAACAGGTAAATTTACTTTTGTGCCTGAGACTATCAATGTCTTTAATGGTGATAGTCCTAATGTAATGTACGTTGGTGCTATATATCAGGATGATGAGGTTACTTTAACAGAACGATGGGTAAGGCGTGGATTATCTGAGTCTATTTTAGCAGTTCCTTATGAGGTTAATAAACAATTTCTAAGGATTGCAGTTGAAGAAAAACAAAGGTTATATGCAGGACCATTTGTGCGCTTTGAGGGTTCTATATTTGGATATTTTAATCCTGTGACTAGATGGTCAATTAACTCAATAACAGGGTACTTTATGAATCTAAGTTTAAACTATGATTTGCAACAGAATATCTGTAAAGCAGTATTAGGTAGGATTGTAAATGAAGAGATTGCTTTAGATTATGTTAAAACTCCAGACTATGGAGCAACAACTCGGGTAACAGTAAAAGGAACGCCATGATGTTATACATAAATGATATACCTGTAGGGTGTTTAAGTTCTGTAAGTAGATCAGAGCAGATATCTTTTATAAGTACTTGTAAGACTACTCAGTCAGGCGCTCAGACGCAATTAGGAAGGCTCTACACCTACTCAATTCCCTTTGAAGGTGTTATGACTACAGACAACAGTATAATGTCATGGACAGGCTTAAAAGCGTTAGAGAGAATTAAGGTAAATTGGGAAATTGTTGGTCCTGATATTGAAGCAGGGCAGGGATTCATTGAGAATCTTGAGATATTAGGTGAGGTTACAGATTTTATAAAATTTAGTGGGAGTATAACAGGCTATGACTAATTTAATGCTTTACATCAATGACTTGCCAGTAGGTTGCTTATTAAGCAATAGCTTGAGTGAATCTATTAGTTTTATTAAGACTTGCAAAAGCACAGAGGAAATGGGACAGAAGCAGTTAGGTCAGTTGCATTCTTATTCTGTAAATTTTGAGGCTGTTTATGCCGTAGATCAGGCAATCATTGGTTGGAATGATATTAAGGATTTAGGCAGGTCTAGGAAGATGATGGATTGGTCTATGGTAAACCTAGATACAAACGAAGGAGATGCAGGAGAGGGATTTTTAGAGAATTTGGAGATAACGGGAACATCAGAGGATTTTATTAAATTTGCAGGAACGATAACAGGATATGGAGCAATAATTGATTCTAATCAAATATTCTACGTTTGGGCATCTGATACTGATACCTATGTTGATAATGGCGGTGATGAATATGTACTTGTAAATTAAAAGATATGCCAGT